TTTCGCCCCCGTATATTTGGCTGAATACAGTCGTTCCTGGATTAGCAAAATTGATACTCCCACTGACTTCCCAATCACCCGCTGTGAGCGATACGGCAGTCACATTCGCAGGGGTGCCGCTCGTCATGCTGACGCCTGTCGTAGTGTTGGTGATGTGCTGCCCGACATATCCCGTAGGCGCAGCAGCTCCGGCTGTCGCTCCCTGAATCGCGACGCCGCCGTTCCCTTGGCCTTGCAAAACTAGCGCAATATTTGTGTCGGAACCCGAAGCTGCAATACTAGGGGCTATACCAGTAGTAGACGGTGAAATCTGCACGAAGTTGACGGCGCTGGCAACGTTGTTAACGAACAGCCCAGCGTTGATACCGCTAGGCACGTTGCCGATTGCGATGCCGTTATTCGCCAGCACAATCCCTTCCGTGCCAGTCGTTTGCGTGCTCTGGACAAAGCCTGTCGGCGTCGTGGCGTTGCCCCACCAAGCGATTTCATCGCCTGTTGGCATGGCGATATCTTCGTGCGAAGACACGGCCGTAGCCTGGAAAACAATGCCTTTCTCGTACGAAGCCCCGTTATTGACAAGACCTATCCCTAGGCTTGTGGCCGACACTCCCGCGCGCGCACCGCCGGACCCTAAGAATATATTGGCGGTATACGCCGCGCCGTTCACCATCGTGAAAGGGTTTATAGCGACCACGGTGCCTGATTGATTCACCGCGTCAGCTTCTATCGCTGCTGTGAATCCCGCACCTGTTTTCTGTTGCGCTTCGAAATAGCCGCCTTCACCGATTTGCACATTAGCGCCAGTCGCGTCGTTAATTACCGCGCCCATCACGCCAAGGTTACCCTCCGTACCTGCGCCTGCGGCGTCTGATGAACGGCTCGCGCCGATAATTCCGACGTTACCGATGGTCGAATAGGCAGCGAATTGCGCAATGCCTGTCGTAGGGCCTTGAGGAATGTTGATAGAAACATAATCCTGCGCACCTGCCAACGTGCCATCTTGCACCGTGGCAGCGCCGACGAAAAGACGATCGTTCATTCGGTTGACGCGTGCGCCTAGGTTCTGGAAAAACTGACCCGTCGCCAATTGCTTAAAGGCGCTAGTGTTGCCTACACCGTCGGTTGTCACCACCCATCCGGAAACATTAGCCGTGATGGTGACGTTCTCGCCGGGGGCAATCACGAAGGTATTTGCCGAACCGTTGCTCGGGGAAATGATAGCCTCCGCCGCGTTGCCCTTTATCGTTCCTCCCGTGCTGCCCCCCAGAAAAGTATAAGTCACCCCCGCTGCGGTAGAAGCAAGTGCCGGAAGTGTTACGGTCGCTGCTGCATTTAGGAACTGCGCCCAGCCGCCTAACTGACTAAGCGTCAGACTGACCGATGTCGTGATCCCGAAAGCGGTTCCAGGGTAGACGAATCCGGCTGTCTTCACAAAGTTAGTGGTCGCGGCCCTGGTGCTCGCGTCGAACTGCGGGGGTGTCGCGTAGTTGGGCGAGGGAAGACTTTGCCCGAAAGCGGCCGTCGAAACGAAAAGCAACAGTGCGGTTATTTTTTTCATGATATCGAGACAACCCCGTTATTGTTCCAAACGATCCCTGGTGCTGCGGGTAACACAGTGGGAAGGCACGTCGCCCATGCGGTTGAAGAATTCCCGATCAGTGATACCAGTTCGGAAAGCGGCATCGTGCATTTCGCCAACTGCCCGTTTTGCGTCTGGTGAATCGTAACAGTCTCCGCGCCGGTAAGCGGCTGAGGTAACCCGTAAAGTTCGATCATGATTGCGCGAGTGTCCCGCCGTTATTCCAGATCACACCCGCCGTGCCGGGTAGTGAAGTCGGGAGTGCGTTAAAGTAAGCCAGAAACGCCGCTGCGAATAGTGTCGGGGGGATCGGTTGCGACGCCAAGGTATTCAAGTCAACCGTTATGTCCTGCGCAAGCATATTGATCGCGCGCTGCACTTCCTCAGGCGGGACGTCGGTTCCGGCGGCGCGTACCTGGTACGGGTAAACGTGAAATTCATCCGACATGAAGGTTCTCCAATCTGCGCCTGACAGAAGGATAACCCGGCGCGGCACTCATACCTCGCGAAATCAGAAAAGCGGCAAGATCCGCGCCGTAACCGTTATCACGAACGTAGCTGTCGGCTTCCAGTTCTTGCGCTGCGCACATCGCGAAAAACCGTTCTGTGTGGAAGAACGCGCGCCCGGTCAGGATCCACCAAAGGCGCTTCCATGCGTGCTTGCGCTTGATGTGCCCTGCTTCGTGCATCGATACCGCGATCTGTTGATCAAGCGGCAACGCGTAGAAACGATCCGTCGTCTGGATCGTTCCCCAAAGCGTGGACCGGGCAATGTAGCCTTTCATCGCGGGCCTGCTTGCGGGTCTGCCATCTGATCCGGATGAATCATTCCAGGTGGCCCCTGCGGACGTGGCTGGCCGGGTTGCGCACCTGGGCGCGGCGTTCCTGCTACGCCAGGTTGTCCGCCGCCGGGTACGCCAGGTTGTCCCGGTTGCGGGCCGCCCTGCGCCTTTTGCATCTTCTGCTGCATGGCTTGCTGATGCGCTTGAATGTGCGCGCGGAACAAGCCGACGGGATCGCCCGTCATCTGCGCACCGTGCATGTGCGTCTTCAGGTGGCGCTGGTCATCGTCTGCTGGATGCACTTCAGCAGGCATGCCGTTATGCATCATCAGGTTCTCGTCTTCGGGATCGACATGGAACAGGTTGCGCTCGTCGATCAGGATACGCGGCGCGACTTCAGGGCCGAAAATCTGCTCGGTGCCCATCTCCAGAATGGGGCCGACATTCAACCGGCGACCGTCGAGTTGCTGCGGAGGAATGCCGCGCAGCACGTTCATCCAGGCAATCATCTGTTGCATGCGCTGCATGCCGGTCTGGTAGGCCGTGCCGCACCAGCGGAAGAAATACCGCTCGCTGAAAGCCTGCACAGGTATCTCTTCTTGCTTGGCGCGCGCGCCAACTTCGCCCATTGTGACGACGGTCAGTTCCTTCGTGCGGAACTGGCGGTCAAGCTCGAACATGCGTTCAAGCAACGGGTTCAGCATCACGCCTTCGTAGCGCTTCGCGTGATCGATAATGTTCGATTCCTGCGACTGCGCTTGCGCAGCAGCTTGCGCCTGGTTCTTACGCCCCGCCGCCATCTTGCCAAGCATGGCATCGTTCACGTCCATCGATTCCTGAATCTGCGCCTTGATCGCGTTGCACAAACTCACGGCATCTTTGTAGATCGCCGGGAACGTCGCGAACTGCGTCGTCTGTGGGTTCGTCAACCAAACAGCCGCGAGGCCCATAACCATTGACTGGTAGTTGGGGTTCGCGAGCGGGTCGGTCATGACGATAGGCAAAAGCGCGTACTGTGCGCTGTCCATTCCCATATTGAAATAGTCGTTTATGTTCCACTGCATGTACTTAACAGGCTCGATCCGGCTCATTCCGTAGATCGTGCCTTGGATCCGCTCAACCGGAGCCATGATAAGCGGGCGCTTCTTAGACCAAAATGGATTGCGGATAATGCCAAGAATGACCTCAGGACCGGCGTAGTAAATGAAGCACGGCTCTTTGCCCTTGCTCTCTTCCAACTCAATATTTGCGTGAACTTCATAAATCAGTGCGTATTTGTACGTGCCTTCGGTGCGCACACCGGCATCCGCCGTGCGGCGCTTGTTCGGTACGCGTTTCTGACGGCCGCCATCCGGCTCGTTCAGGTTGTCCATAATCTCTTTCGCGTTCCAACCGACGAAGACACCCTCATCAATGAACTGCTGAACGGATTCCTTGGACAGGCGCAAGCGCACGGCTGTGGCGGTCGCGCGCTCAATATCGTTCACGGTCGGCGGATACACGGCCACGTCATCAACCGCCAAGGGCGTAATGTCGGGCATCTCGTCAACAATCTCTTTCTCTTCCGTGTCCCACTCTTCGTCAACCGTTACGTCTTCGGCTTCGATCCCGTCTTCACTCTCAAGGATCGGCGGCTTCTTCACCAATTCAGTAATACGGCGCGTTGTGCGCATCCAATCGACGTACAGACACCACTGGCCGGTCACGTCACCCGACAACAGATCCGCGCGAACGATATCTTTCAGGTTCGTTTTGCGGATGTAATGTTCAAGAAGGGCAAGCGTAGGGTAAGGCGTGACGCTTGCAGGCCCGACAGCGTCAACGTGCTTGTAGTTGGCGGGAAAGAGTGTCGCGAGCGTTCGTTTACATCGCGCGTTGATGCAATCCCTGACTACTGGAACATAGCATTGCGAATTTCCGCTATATTGCTGATTCTCGTCCGGAATCGCATTGTAGATATTCCAGGCTTCCTCAACGCGGTCAGACTGCTGCTGTTTGTTTTCGTAACATTTTTGAATCTTAGGGTAGAGCTTACATGCCTCAATATAGGCGTCCGAACCCGTATCTTCTGCCCAGTTCTCTACGTCCTCATCCAGGCGCTCCGCGTCGATAGCACGGCTATCCACGATCTCAATGACCGGCTTGTCCTCTGCTTCTTTTTCTTTCTTTACGCCTTTCCGGGCCATGTCCGATTGCCTTTTTTAACGTTCCATGCCTGAGGCAGGATCGACATATTCGTGTGGGCATGCAAACCGCATACTTCTTTCGAGCGCAACGGTACGACGTGGTCAACGCTAAAGGGTGAAAACTCTACCGAGGGTTTGTCGTTACCGCATTTCGAACAATGCTTCAACCGATCACCTTTCCCGCCAGGCGGCGCGCAACCGACGTGCCGGTGTTGCGCTCGCCGGGGGTGCGCGCGGGGCGGTCATCTTCTTCCGGCTTCTTGGACGTGCGCCCGAACGTGGTGTCGGTCTTCTTGCCGCCCCAGGGGTTACCTGAACGCAAGTCAACCGTTTCCGACCAGTTCTTTCCGTTGTTGCCGCGCTTGTCTTTCTTGGTCGCCATGTTACCCGCCCATGCGTGGGGTTTTCGGAGGCTTGCTGTGCTTCATGGCGGGGTCTTTCGACTTGCCGCCGCCCTTGACTTCGGCTTCAGAAGCTTTCTTGCCTGGAGCCGTATAGACCCGGCTCATTCTGCCTTTTTTACCTTCCATGATTACAAACCTTTCTTGCGCATCACTTCGCGCATCGGGCCGCCTTGGAGCTTCTCGCCAACCTTCTCAGGCTTGCCTTGCGAGCCGCCTTGTTGAACGCCTTTGTAAAAGGCGACAGGGTTTTGCGAGGGGGCTTTCGGGGTAATCGTACGGGAAACGGCCATGATTAACTTCTCCGGGGTAGGGACGTGAAATACTCCGCGCCTTGCGGATTTCTAGCCGAATGTAACTCATCTGGCAAGGAATTTCCAGCGTTACTGCATATCACGTACGCCGCAGCTTCCAGGCCCTCGATCAGCGTACGGTGCGGCCCGCGCTCCGGTTCGCTGTTCTGCTGCCCGTTCTTCATGACCGCGTAATTGTATCCGCCGGCCATGGCGTTCATCGTGTGCCGCGCGTTGCTGTCCACCAGGAACAGGCGCCGGTTCTTCATCTCGGTACGGATCAGCGGTGAGAGCGTGCCGCGCGCCATCGTGGAGTAGGCGCCGCGCATCGGGTTCAGCTTCGCCGCGCGCAGCGCCGCCATCAGCGGCAAGCGGTCCTGCTGGTCCATCACGTCAGCCGGGAGCCACGCGGTGACACGGGCGCGGGGGAACGCTGCGCGGACAAGCTGCATGACGTCCGGCACCGCTTGTGCAGGGGACACCGGAGAGATCCAGTCCGCGACGGCCACCAGTCGCTCACCTTCTACAGAAACAAGAACAGCAGTGGTTTCATTTCCGGACGCGTTAAAGCAAATCGCCAAAGCGTCGCGCGCTGTCGGTTCGTACTCGCTGGTAAGATTCTTTTCGCCGAAGTCTTCATACACCACCGTCCCGGAAAAGACGCGCTGTGCGTAAGCGAGTGCGTTAAGAATGTCGCGCTTGCCTGAAGGGAAGTTCAAGATTTCCGCCACGAGTTGAGCATGCGCGCCGCGTCCGCCAACAAGCACAATGTCGCCTGCTTCGAAGAACGGTTGCAGGCCCATGATGAACTGCTCCTTGCTCCGGTCCTGCGGCGCCTGGATTGCTTTGAGGGGTAAGCTCTCGCCGCGCCTGAGCATCTCCGCGCGCATCGGTTGCAGCAACCACTCGTCTAGAGAATTCTTTTCAATCGCCACTGTTGCGCCATCGAATCGCGCGGAGGTATCAAAAGCATCCGCGATGATTTGATCTGGCTTCCAGAAATCGCCGGAACTGGCGTGAACAAAGATGCGAGTCGCGAGTCTGGATATAACCACTCGCCCGGTACGGTCAGAAGTGCCGATATTAGCAGTGCGAGCAGGATCAACAACCAGAGTCTTCGGTAACCACGAAGCGGGATCAATCGCAATTTCATGAATGTGCTCCGCTTCGAAAGGTTTGTCGGTCGAGCCGATTGCCATCAACATGTATTCTTGCAGGAAGCCGCGCAACTGGCCGGCGCGTTCCGCCTGGTCTTTCTTCTTGCGAATCCATTCCATCGGGTAGCGCTCCGGCCAAAGTGCAACGGTCGCCGGGTTGTCGATATCTCCGTTGCAAATCGGGTATGAACGGCACGTCCAATCGGGATTCTGGCGCATGCGCACAATCATGCAATCTTCGGCGAGCGGGGTTCCGGTTACGCGGATCTTCCCTTTCTCCTTGTCCATCGCGGGCATGAGTTCAAGGTAGATCTTGCGCATCGAGGCGTCCACCGCCTCCTTGCTCTTGACCCGCTCCTTGTTCTCAACGTCATCCAGGTAGCAGCGGTCCGGGCGCAAGTCGTGCCACTTGAAGCCCCGGATTTCTTCTTCCCACCCGTGTGCCTCAATCATCACGCCGTTCGCAAGTTCGATCTGATTCTCGTTCCATACGTTACCCGCAACACGCAACTTGCCGAAGAGCGCGAGCAGCTTCATGTTCTTCATCGCTTCGAACTTGATCGCTTCCAGGCGCTGACAGGCCTTCGTGTATGTCTCGCCCAGGATAATGCAGTAGCCGAAGTTCTGAAAGCACGCTTCCAGCAATAAGAATTCTTCCGACAGAGTAGACTTCCCACCTTCGCGGAACATCTCGATCAGCACGAACTCATCTTGACTCCTCCACAGGTCCATGACCTCCACGTGCGCCGGCGGACTCGCCTGGGGATGGCGGTGCGGGAAGACCATCGCGCTTGCCAGCGCCCGGTCTTCCGAGATAATGCGCAGACTCGCTGCGCTGGTCATGCTAACCATTGCTCGCCCTCAGCATGGCGTCTTTCAACGTTTCCGCCGCGCCAAGCGCAGTAAGGCTGTTCGGCAATTGCGTCCAGTCGTGCTTGACGTCGCCGTTCTTCATAACGCGCACCACGAGCATGAAATCGACGTCATCCGCGATTTCTGCAAGATTGTCGATCAGCACGGCAGGCGTGCCGCTGCGTTTCATTTTTAGGATATCGGCCATCAGGTCAACTGCGTGTTGTCGATGCTCTTGATGTAACCGTTGCCGGACATGGTAGGGCGCTCCGTTTGAGATTCTCGCGATTATGCCACGCGCTTCCAGGTCTTACGCGTTCTGATGAAGTGGATGGCTACGTTCGAGACGCCATACTTCTCGCCGATTTCCCGGTTTGTCCCTGCGGTGGCGCGGATCGCGCGCACATCGTTTTCGGTCAACTTCGAGTTCGGATGCGTCTCGCCTTCCAGTTCGGTCCCGTGAGTCTGCTTATCGCGCATGTTCTCCGTGTGCGTTCCCCACGACAGGTTATCGAACCGGTTGTTCAGATGGTTGCCATCGCCGTGCCGGCATTCCAAGCCTTCCGGGCACGGACCGCCGAACGTAGTCAGGACCAGCGTGTGCACCTGGTAGCGCTTCGTGAAGCCGTGTTTGCAAAGCGTTACCTGTAGCCGCCCCTGCTTGTTTTTCCCGAATGCGAGCGACTGCTTAGCCTTTCTCACGCCGCGCTCAATCGCGTCTGGCGTAAGCCGCACAAGGCTGATTACATTTCCCAAATCGCTGACTTGGTAGAACCCTTCGTAACCCGGTACGTCGCGAAACTCTTCCATAAATCCTCCTTTGTTGATAACAGGATTGTATTAGGTTTCGCGGTTGTTATCAAGCTATTTTCGGTTCGCGGATTTGCGAGCAAGGGTGCAAAAATTAGTACGCCGTCCGGCGGAGGGAGGGAGGATTCCCAGAGTTACAAATACCTTTCAAAGCTGTCGTGGAACTTACATCCGGTAGGTTCCACGCAATAATCGTAACCTAATCGCAAGGCATGGGCCGCGATAAGCGAATACAAGTCGAGTGGACATAATACTAATCATCGAACTTTCGTTTGCGATCCCTTTAGAATCAATGACTTAGCGAAAGCCGCACCGTTATCAGCACCGAACCCTTGTTCGCAGTCTGACAAGTCGCCATCGCATACATTACGTGGAACTTACAAATAAGATGTTCCACGAGCCGCCGATCGATGTTTTCGAGACGCGCATCGGTGCTCACTTTGCCATCCAAATCGCAAATTGCTGAATGCAATGTTATTACATTGCAAAAGTCGATAGGCACACGCGCGCGCGACCATAATGCGTTCTGCCAGGTAGAACGGCGCAAATCCCTTCTTGCAATTCGTTTTGCATTTGCTATAGTGAAGACTCACAACATGAGGAGAAAGCTTAAAATGAAAACCGAATCGCAACTTTTGGAAGCTGAACGTGCAAAAGTTTGCACGCTCGTTCACACCGTCATCACGCCTTTCTCAAACGCCTACATCGAGTGCGCTTGCTGCGATATGCACTTGCCTGAAACGAAGCGCCACTGGACAATCCGTCGCACCGTTGACTACTCAAGGATCACCTTGCAATGATCACTTACGTCATCCTGGCGCCCGGTGATGAGCCGGTCGCCTACCTCCGTTCAGAAGGCCCGCCCACGGTGGAAGCCATGGCTGATCACCTAGCGATCCTTTGCGGTTTTCCTGACCGCGATCACTTCATCCGCGCCAACCCGAACCTCATTCTTGGCTACTGCCAACTCCACTGACATGAACGAATTCCTACGCGCAAGACGCTTTGAAGACCGCACACGCTGGGCACCGCTTTGCCTGATCAGCGAGGAAGGCAAGCCCTACGCCTACAAAGTTATCCGCGAAGATTTCAAGGCGGCTGTGCGCCTTACCACTCAAGCACTTCACGTGATGCGAAACCCAAAATGAGATTCCTCTTTCTTTGGATCCTGCTCTTCTGGCTCGTCATCGTTCCCCTCCTGCTGTTCGCAAAATGACAAAAGCCGCCTCAGGGCGGCTTCTTCGTCTTCATAGCTCTCCTAGTACCTCCCCGACCCCGCTAGCCCGCTGAGCGGCTTTCTGTAGCTCCTGATCGGCATTCTCGATACAGGTCTCACACCAAGTCGGGCGACGCAACCTCACCATCTCAACCAGGTGCATCGCAAACTCTCGGCCACAGGTTGCGCACAGCACGGTATCCGCTCTCTTCATTTGGAAGTTCCTGCCAGTTTTGTCGAAATCATAAATTACATTCTCCTTACCGTGTTACTCGCTAGTTCCCTCACATCCTCACTACCCCTAAAGGGGGGTAGTGAGTGTGAGGACCTGAGGGAAAGTCCTGAGGGACCTGAGTGAGGGACCTGAGGGACCTGAGGGAAATCACTTGCAAAGCCTTATGTACCGGCCTTCTAGCCTTATCTTACCTTTATCCGCTAACGTGAGGAGTGTTCGCCTGATATTGTCTGCTCTCGGGTGGCCTTCCTCACATAGTGGATTGACCGTTTTATCGGCCTGAATAGCTCTTACGATACCTTTTTCATCAACATCAGCACCGTCTAAACCTATCTCATGTTCGATAATTGAAAGGTAGTGTCGGGCTTTTGAATGCTTCTCGGAAGTCGCAAAATCATCTGCGCGCGTTTTTGTCTTCGCTTCCTTTTTCGGTGCCGCATGGTCCTCCTGCTCAATCGTGCATGACGTGATCGGTTTTCCATTCGGCTTTGCTGCGAGCGGCTCAGATACGAGAAGCCGGAAAGAGTAGGACTTCCCTGCCTCACCCTCCTTATGTTTGCGCTGCGTAACCCATAGCTTGCGTTCCGCGCCTTCGCCCTGCTCGACGGTTTCGAGTACGGCATCTACGTCATTGAATAGCACGCCCGAACCGCGCCATGAACCGCCGTCCTTGGTCGTATGGTGGACAAACAGCACAAGGCATTGCAGATCATCAGCGAGGATTTTCAGGTTTCGTAGCATTTTGGCGATATCTTGCTGACTGCTGTCGTCACCCTCGAATGACGCAGACAGCGTATCGATAACAATAATGGCCGGCTTGCCGACCAGCCGCGCGGCATCTCGCACCGCTTGGACGGACGTAAGACTGGACAGATTCGGTGCGACGTCGGCGACGAACGGCATAACCCAATCCGCGTGTAGAATCTTGATCGCCTGGAAGCGCTTCTTGATGCCTCTGCTAGCCTCGGCGGCTATGTACATCACGTCGCCCTTCGCTACATCCTTGTCGCGCCACTTGACCCCGTTGTGGACGCGGCAAGCCAGATCTAGACCCCAAAACGTTTTACCCGTGCCAGAAGGCCCGAACAACATGGCGAGGCCCTGCGCCGGTAGCATATCTTCCACCAGTTCGGGCGACACGGTGAAGTCACGCGCGTAGTCATCCCCTGAATGGAATTTGAAAGCTTTGTCAGTGTCCTCTCGCGAACGTTCGCCGCCCAAAGCCTCAGGTTTTACGCCTAGCTGTATGCATAACCAATTTGCCGCCGCTTCGGAATCTTTGTGCTCGCCCCACTCACGTACTAACTCAATCGGTGTGCGCTTACCCGAACGCGGATCGTCAAGATCGGCCACGCCGAAGTCTTTGATACCCTCGGCAACAATTGAAATATCTTCCTCTAGTTCGCGGCCCAGCGACGTAGAAGTTACGCGATACCCCCCTTGCTTGTAGGGGGTGGCTTGAGGGAACAACGTCGGCACCCAAGCTGCGAACGCTTTCATCGCAAGCGCGTTAACATTTTGCTTAAAAGTCTTAGGTTGATCGGCAAGCGCGAT